AACTTCGACTTACGATAGTTCATTTTGGGATGATATCGCAAATCCTGTCAGTTCAACAGATGAACAATTATATTTTAGAAAACCTTCAGAACCTAACACATTATACAGAATGGTTAAGGGCAACGAGGAAAAAGTAAAAAATATTAAAGATGATAATATACCTCAAGGAAATAATTGTTTCAATCTTGGATTTAAAGATGTAAATGGTACCTTTAATTGTACAACTCTTATCAAAGATTGTTTGGCTGGAAACGATATTGAACAATGTAAAAGATACATGCTAACACCTGGTTGGTATGAACAAGCAAAAACACAAGTAGATGATATGGTGCCAGAAATTGCAAACCAAATGTTAAAGAGTTTTGGATTTAAATCTGTTTCATCAACTATTAATGGTGTATCAATTAAAAGAGTAATGGAGTTTGAAGAATGGATTACTTATCTTGGAACTAACTATAAGACTAAATTAACTTCTGATGAAATTAATCAAATTGCAGGAAATGAACATCTAGTTAACTACTTAAAACTCCTTATTAAAAAAATTAATGCTAATCCAGCAGTATTGAATGAAAACTGGACTACTGATAGACGTGACAGAGTTTATGGGGCTTCGGATTTTGATAATACTCAATTAAGCAAATATGGTGTCAGGCCTAAAGCGGTAAGTACTGGTTCAAATCCAATAATGCAAAGTTCGGTCTATTCTATTGAAAATATAGCCCTTTCTGCTAGAAATAGAATTAATGTATTATGGGGATTACCATTTAAATATGGTTTGATTTACCAAGGTGGTGGTGATCAATATTACCAACACCTTCAAAATAAAGACACTTATCCTACCAGACTATCAGAAATGCTTAAACGTTCTTTAACCTCATTTCTTAACAGCTTAAAATCTAATAATAAAGATTTAGATAGTGGTGACAAAGATCAAATAACTAATTTATTAGATAGCTTAGAAAAAACAGAAGATAAATTACTTACTGCTGCTATCTACACAGACAAATACAGACAATTAGTTGAAGTATATGGTCAACACGATAATACTGGTATTTTAACTATGCCACATCTTAAAAAATTCGTTGATAAAAGAAATAACTATTTTGAAAGAGTTAATGGTCAACAAGACCAAATCCTTTCTATTTTAAAAGCTTTAGGAGATGCTACTGGTAAAGAAGTTAATGGTAAATCAACCACTGTAGATAACAAATACGGTGAATTGTAAATTAAATATTTAAATATTTAAAAATATAAACATTTAAAACAAAATTAAACATTGTTTTAAATATTTGTTCTAACTATTATTATAATGGGCTTAGGATTATTACTACTTGTTTCTGTTGGTAAAGAAAATCTTTACTTAAGTGGTCAAGCTGAAATTACATATTTTAAATTAGTTTATAAACAATATACCAATTTTAGTATTGAAACAATCCCACAATATTTTAAAACAGAACCTGATTTTTCTAGAAAAATCACAATAAATATATCTAAAAATGCAGATCTTCTTAGTAAGATTTATTTAGCTATAAAGTTACCAAGTATACCTAGTAGCAAACATTCTTATTTACCAGATGGAACTAAAAAATTTAGATGGATTGATAAAATTGGTCTTGGTATTATAAAAAATATAGATTTAGAAATAGGTGGTATACTAATTGATAGAATAAATGGTGAATATATGAATATATATTATGAACTTAATAATAATATTGGACAACAAAAAGGATATAATAAAATAATTGGAGATGTCGACGAATTAAAAAATTATACAAATGGTAAAGATTCTTATATTTTACAAATTCCTTTAAATTTCTGGTTTTGTCAAGATACAGGACTATCTTTACCTCTAATTGCGTTAACTCATAATGATGTTAAAATACATGTTGAATTTAATAGTTTTAGTAGATGTTATTTAGAGTCACCTACGCATTATATTAATATAAACAATTATTTTTGCTTATTTAAAGATAATGAGATTATTGAACAAAATATTGATGGAAATGTCGCAATAGGTAGATTTATATATTTTGATGTTGCACAAAGAAGATTATACTATGATAAAATATCTAATGACTTTTTAATTCCTAATATAGAATCATCAAGATATAATATAATAGGTAGAGATACTTTATTTGAAGTTACATTACCATCGAATTCTAATTTAATAAAAGATGAATCTTATTTTCCTTATAATTTTCCTTCTTTAGAACATTCTTTCTTATTGGCTAATTATGTCTATTTAGATAATAAAGAAAGATGGGAGTTTATGCATAAAGATTTAGAATATTTAATTCCATTAGTAGATATAATACCTGAAAAAAAAGCATATAGCACAAACGTTTCTTATAAAATAGATTTAATGAATAATCCAACAAAAATTATATTTTGGAGAGGTCAATTGTTATCAAATTATGAATCAAACGATATTTTTAATTATACTAGCTATCCAGTAGATTCAACATCTAGTGTATTAATTAATAGTACTAATTTAATAGTAAATTCAATAAATAGAGAAGGAGAGAAAGACCACAAATTTTATAAACATTTACAAATTTATAAAAATAAGTTTTCGTCAATACAAGATGGTGTAATGTTATATTCTTTTTCATTATATCCATTTGAATATCAACCATCTGGATCATTAAATTTCAATAGAATAGATGATGCATATTTACAACTAACTATTAATAAATTAGTTAATTATCAACAACCATTACTTATCAAAGCATATGCAATTCATTTAAACGTATTTAGAATTATTGATGGATTAGGTTCTTTAGTTTTCTTTAATTAGGTCCAACTTAAACTTGATATACCACCAATAATTCTTAATATTTGATATTCTTTAATAATACTGTAAAACATTACATTTTCTTCAGTAATTTTTGGATTCATAGTTAGTTCTAATGTTGGTTCTTTTAAAACATTAAAATTTAATTGACCCGATGGTTGTTGTAATGTAGGATATAACGAAAATGAATAAGTATACATACCCTCATCCATAGATCGATTGAATTTTTTATATGGTACAAGATTATTGTAATAACTATAATTATTTTCTGATAAAAGTGAATTTCCATTTGCTTTAAAATTAAGTTTTTTAATTGGTTCAATTTTATTTATAATTTTTTTATTTTTATATATATAACTAAAATATGCAAATAATTTGGATAATTTAGTTTTGATTCTATTATTTTGAATATCTCCATTTGTTATTCCAAAATACGAATCATTATACTTATCATAATATGATAATCTGTAAAAATATAAATACAATACAAAAATTAAATCATATTTTTTTAAAATTTTGTTATTTTTAATAATATTTACAATACCAGTAGTATTATTAGTAGTAATTAAAACATTAATATCATCTAGAATTAAAAATCGTTCAATGTATACTGTACTAATTTCACTAGTAAATTCTCTGCCAATATTAACAAATTTTTTATAAAATTCATATGTTGTTTTAAATTCAGTGTAATAAATATCAGTGTCGCTTATAATATCTGATAAATAAGTTTCACCAGTTTTAAAAGATTTACATATCCAAAATATATCTTTAATTAAACCTTTAATCGGCAATTTAACTGTTGTTTTTTCATCTTTAATTAATGTAGGATTATAAGATATATTTCTTTGTATTAGATATTCGTGATTATATTCTGCAAAATTTTTTCTTTCTACAGAATCTAATAATATAGTATCTGTAATCATCCTAACATTTATCTTATTAGGTATTGTATTACTAATGTTATCTAAATTATTCTTTATTAATTTAGTAATATCATTTATCTTTATTCTTATACTTATTGGTGTATTTTCTAATGCAATTAATGGTAAAAAGTTTGATGATGTTTGATTAAACCAGAAAAATGTTGGTAAATATAAACAAAATTTATTATCTTTAATTTCTGGAAGCATCTTCATCTCTTTTTGTTTATCCAAATATAATTGAATAATCTTATAAACATTTTCATCTAACACATCTATTTTTTGATTATTCATATAAAACTCTATAGATGAAAATATCTTAAAAGCAAATTCTTTATCCCATACAACTTTTTCTTTAATAAAACTTTCAGAAGAAACTGTCGTTATATAATTATTATAATTTAATTCTTTTGGAAAACTATAATTATTCTTTGAAATAGATACTAAATCTATATTACTATTAATATTGTGATAATCAGTCATATATAATTGAACATTATTATTTTCTGAAAATATAATTAAATTACTTGATTCGTCGACTGTTTCTAAAGAAATTTTAAAATGTTTATTATTTTTTATTTCTGTTATCATTGCATTAAAATAAGTATTACATTTAAATATTATATTACTAGAGTCGAGTGTTGTATTAATCATATAATTAGTACTATAAAATTGATAGATATTTAAATTATCTAGTTCAAGTTTATCTACCACTGATATATATATATTATTACTTAAATCACCTAAATATTTTAT